TTAGACTAGTAAGAACGCTGTTTGTTTTGCTAACTGTTCAAGGGCTTGTCGTCTATGCACGAAAACGGTTTTTACAGTCACACCTAAAAAGTCCGCTATATCGTCTACAGTCATATCAAGAACATATAAAAGTCTTAAAATAGTCCTCTGGTCAGGGGCTTTCAAATTATCATCTATCAAACTTACAACGCTATCACGTTCAGCCATAAGCGTGTCAATACGCCTTGAAAGTTTCTCTTTTCGTTCTAATAAGCTGTTATACTTGTCTGCCATGTCTTGCGTTTTGCTAGCCTTGACCTTTGTATCCGTTAGTGATGATTGCTTAAAAATACCGCTATCAAGATACTGTATTTCAAGGTTGACTACCTTAATTTCTTTGTCTAGTTTCTTAATGCTTTTTAGTTTGTTGTCTAACTCTTTATAGTCCATGAAAGCCCCTCGCATTTTTTAAGTTGCTACCTCTATTATACTACTAAAAATTACTAAATAGTGATATGATATATGTATTGGCACAAAGCCAAAATAAATATAGAAAATGTTATGATATTAGTAGCGTTTACATATTTACAAGGGCTTGCGTGGCAGGGCTTTTTATACATTGAGTTACAAGAGGGAATTTTAGACTGTGGGTTATCCATGGTCTTTTTTTGATACCTAAAAACTGAACTAATTATATTGTTAGCTACCTAACAAATAGCATAGCAACAAAACTCAATGCAAATGATGACACCCCTTAAAATTCTGAAAAATTGGTCTGCGATACAAGAGAACACCTTGTGGTGGCTCTCCTAAGCACGAGAATGGGCGGGGGGTCATTTTAAAACGTCTTGAATATAATTATATTCCCGAGCATTAAAACGCCATACACGGGCTTTTAAGAGGGTTCTCGGACGTGCTGAATATTTTAAAAAGGGAAAATCGCGCACGGAAAAGGGTGGCGTTGTTATATCCGAACGATACCGCACCCCGTAAAAAATAATGGGGTATTTACGAATGATATTCAGGTAGCGTTATAACCCATTCTTAGCCTCTGTATATGGCTGTTTCTCGGTGTTCGCTCGCTTGTTCGTTATGTTTCTCGCCTTGTTGCTCTCTGCTTGCTCTATGATGACTATAATAAGCCTTTACACTAACATTTTCATGCCAACATTAAGACAAAAAGAACCTTACTAATAAACAGTAAAGCTCTTTAAGTGTTGTTTGTGTTAACTTGCTCATCAGCATTATAACATAAACAAAAAGGACAACGCCTAAAGTATTGTCCTTGTTCCTCCTAAATATAATTGACACTTGTTCCATTCTTAGACTAATCCTGCTAGCACCATATCAACCCTAAGCTTTTCAAGTTTATCTTTTGGTAACTCTGTTTCAAACTGGCTAACTAACTGATTAATTCTGCTCATGTCTGCTTGTTGCAACTCTCTGTTAACCATGCTCTTAAAGTGTTCTTCTAAGCTATCAGCAAACAACTGTAGTCTGTTATCTGTTGGGAACTTCTTATCATAGTGTAATGCTGTTCTTGCTACCATGTTCCACACTCTTAACCGTGTATCCGTATCTCTGTTTAGTAAGTACAGGTCTAGGGAACTATCCTCATTCATTACCTTATTGCCAATCTCTAACAGTTTTGTGTGGTCAGCTTTGTTTAAATCTTCCCACTCCATACCCATAAACTGATAACGTTTTGCCTCATAGCGTGTTAGTTCTTTACTGCAATAGTCAAAGTATTCTTGTTCAGTCATATTGTTTTACCTCCTCATATATAACCATGATTGATAGCTGTATACTCATATCCTCATAAGTGCCATAAGTCGCTTCTTGGTATTTAATATCAATTACTTTCTTATCGGCAATGAACTCATTTACTCTGTTTTCTATTTCCTCATCAGTTTCTTGTCTGTATTTAGTCATACCATTACTGTAGTAGCTATCAAAAACTGACTCACGGTTGAATAATTTAATTTTCATCTTTCTTTATCCTTTCTGATTTTGTGACGTTTGTGACATTTGTGTGACGTTTATCAAATATCGATATCCCTTGTGTCCCAAGGCTTTGGGACGTTTGTGACTTTTTTGACGTATAAATTATTTTTCTTTTTTATATACTCTTTTTTTTATTTTATATATTTTATTTTTAATGTAATAAATGTAAAAAATGTAACAAAGCCTTGGGGCTGTAATGGTAGCTCGTGTGACGTTTTCTAATTGTAATGTCACAAATGTCACAAACTACTTGTGCTTTGCTTTGCTATTCCAATACCCTCTATCTTGTTTGGGTCTTTTGCATTTCTCTGGTGTCTCTCTACCGTTTGAATAGGTCGCAAGATTGGCATAGTCTGGTGTATCCTCTTTGGGGTAAAAACCTAAATGCAATTGCCTACCTGCGGGGATAGTTCTTACACCAACTCTAATATAAGGTGGTAAAATCTGCTTAATATCTCTGTGTAATCCTCTTTCAGTTTTAAAAAGCGATTGATTAAAATAACCTTGATACTGTTTCCAACAATACCAAATAAAATCATTGGGAATAAATTCACTCGCCAAATCTTCTCTAAACGTTTTTTCAACAAAATCCAAAACAGGATTAATATCCTTTTGGTGTTCGCCTAATAAAGTTTGAGACTGTTTGGGGTTAATGTCTTCTAGCGGTGTTTCAATTGCTAGCTTAACCAAATATTCCAAGACTTCTTTGCGGTTGATATAATCCTTTTTGATAGATGGGTTTGGTTTAGCTTTAAATTTGTTTGAAAATGTCAAAACTCTAAACCGTCTGTCAATTGCCGATACATCACCATTCATACGCGGAAGACCATTGGAAGATTGTACAACGGTCATATTTAACCTCAACGAATAAGGTTTTTCCCCTTTGTTCTCAATTGTCATAATATCGCCTGTTGCAAGGCTGAACATGTCGGAAGTATCTTTGATAATGGCATCTTTTTGAACGTCATCGCCGATAACTAACGATTTCCCAAGTAAAATAGAAGTGGTAAAACGGCTTTTATTTAAGTCTGTAATTTTAAGACTTGCAACGTTTTCTAAACCAACTAAATTTATTAGCAACTGTTGAAAAGTTCCTTTACCTGTTCCACCCTCACCGTACAACCAAAATATTTTTTCTAGCGATTGACCTGTAACGCTCGCCTTAATAATTTGAATAGCAAGCTGGTATTGTTCCTTGTCATTATCGAACAACTCTTTTAGCCATTCTGTGACTTTCCAATTATCAATAATTGGCTCTTTTGCATAAGGATTGTAGGCGGTTTTGATTTTTCTAGTGACAATGATTTGAGGATTGAACGGCTCAAATTGGCTTGTTTTGTTGTTAAAAAGTTGTTTGCCAATAGCGGTGTATTCGCCTTGTATTTTCTTGATTGGGCTTTGGTGTGCGATTTTGTAAAGTGTATCAAATGCTTGCTTTTCAGTGGCATTTGGAAAAATAAGCATAATCAAATCTTGTAAGAATTCGTTATCCTCGGTGTAGATACCTTTGTCAGGGTGATAAAAGTACAAAGGCGCTTTCTGGTTAGGTGCCTCTGGTTTGATACGTGTAAAGTGAATATATTTTTTTAAGATAATTGCAACGGAAAGAGAAGTGTTTGGAGTTGCCTTTTTGCGTGCTTTCTCGGCGTATGCTCTTGCTGTCTTATCCTCTGCATTCTCACGTTCTAACATGTATTCTTGATAAGCTTGATTGTAGGCATTGCGCTTAATAGTCTCAACCTCATCAAATAGCACGCTTTTTATATTTTTAAACGTTGTTAAATAATTGTCTTTCTGCTCCTCTGTGATTGGTGCTGGCATAGACGTTTTTACGTCTGGCACTTTTTCATCAAGCTGTTTCATAAATTCGCTCATTCATTCCCTCCTTAAAAATAGTGTTAATAGTGTTTAGAAAACAGATATTAAGGTTATTGCTTTTGGTTAAGCTAGTGTACAACTGTGTGATTTGCTCGTATGAATAGCCGTTTAGGTAGAATAACTTAACAAAGGCTATGAGTTCTTCCCTGCTCGCTATGCCGTACGCTATCCAATCAAATACAAGCCCTTGAATAGACAATGGGCTTCCTGCTCTCTGCCTGTTTAGATATTCATGTTCTAACTCGTTTAACACGTCCGCTAGCTTGTCTTGTACGCTTGCTATCTGATAATCTCTAGCAACCTGCCAACCATCTGTTAAATAGCTTTCTAGCTCGTCTATATCTTGAACAGTTACCGTGATACCCTTATAGCTAAATGGCACTAGATAAAGGTCTGGTGGTTGATAGTAGGTCATCATGACATGATTGTCTTTGGCTATGGTTCGTGTTGGATTGTCCTTTAGAAAGTTAAACAAAGGCAAAACCTGCTTATTAATTTGTAAATTGATTAATTGATACATTATTCATTTACCCCCAAGAATGCTAATAAGTCGGTGATTTTGTAATAAACGGTCTTAGTATCGGCAATAGGAGGCGTGTAACGCTTTAGCCCTCTAGCTTCCCAACGTCTGATAGTCGGGTAAGTGATTTCTAGTCGTTCGGTTGCCTCACGTTGCGAGATAATGCCTAACGGGTTCTCTAAGCCCTCGTATCGTTCTAAATAAGTGCCTACCTTACCGAGAATACCACTAACTAATGCTTGCTCTGTTTCGTTGCTTAATAGATTGATTTCCATGGCTTATACCTCCATTCCCATTAATAGTGCTTGTAACCCTTTCTTGATAAAGTAAAGGCTTGTCAAAGCGTGGTCTTTATCACCTTGCATAATTGCATTGTCTGCTAGGTCAATCATGTTATAAATACAGTCTTTTTCTTGTTCGTTCATTGCTTATCCCTCCTTAGTTGTAACGCTTGCCATACAGTTGAATGTAAGCCCCGTAACGCTCTTTTACGTGGTCTGCGTGTGTTTCCTTGATTTTTTGTTTAACGTCCTCTGTAGGCTTGATTTTAGCCAATTCAATGCCGATTAGGATAAGTAAAACCATAATGACTAACTGCGCCCACACTGGTAAATTGATTTCTTGATAAATCATTTTTTTACCTCCATTTTTTTAATTTGTCGGGTAACCCAATTCAAACGCTCATGTCCATTTAACCGTTTGAACTCCTCTATTTCCTCGGGCGTTGCTTGCTGTTTTACACATTCAGCAATATCAAATAATTCTTTATCAGTCATTTTATTCTGCCTCCTCCTCAAAATTGATTAATTTATAAGCTATGTCATCAATTTCAGCGCTCAATTTTTGCATTTGTGTATAGATATTTGAAAGTACCTTAGTAGCAAAATACGCTGTAGTGGCGTTATCTGCTTTCTGGTTCAGTGCTGTTACTGCCTCGCTAGCGTGTTGTATCATTTCTAACCTTGGTAGTAAGTCACTCAATTCAAATCCAAGTTTTTCAAGCTCTTTTAATTCATCTGTTCTCATATTCTGCCCTCTCTAATCTAAATGTAAATCAATAGTGTTTACAATTTTGATAGTCTTACCCTCACTTGCAAGGATATCCAATTCCCACTCGGGAAACTTTTTACCATTCCAAAACTTTTCCCTATTAGGCGTTGTTAACATGTAATAACACTTAAATTGACCCGTGTTGTTATAGTCATAGTCGTTCACTTTTTCAAATAACAGTTTCATCTGATTGCCTTTCTAAAAAACGCCTTAAGCATTGATATAACGCGGTTTCTATGCTATAATGTAAGCATAGAAGATAAACCTAAAACCCTCATAGCCTGCCCGCTGTAGTGTTTTATTTATCTAATATTTTTTAAGTTTCATTCTGGTTTGAGTTCGTTCCTCAAGCCTTTTTTTGTTGCGTTTTATTTAGCTTGTCTTGCTGTAGATAGTATCAGCAACACTAATATTTAAACCGTAGCGTTCTTTAATAAGCATTAGTTCAACTGTTTCATCTAACGCTTGCTCTCTATCTCTTAGCATTGATTCAGTCATTTCTGATTTTTTAACCATTTTCGGATAACCATATTTATTTGAGATAGCTTTGTTAGCAATAGTGTTGGCTTTTATCATATCTTTAGGCTTTGCCTCTTTGTTTGCCTCTTGCAAACCGTTAGAAAGTAAAGTCATAGCATTCTTTTGGTGTTGCTTATCCAGCATTCTAAAGGCTTGAAAGCCCTCTAAGCCCGTTTGTTGGCGTAACTGTTTGATGATTTCAAACACCCAATCTTGAAATTCTTCCGCTTCTTTTTTGCGTGACTTGAACACTAATTTATAGATAGCTTTTTCGTCAATAATTGTCACTTGCTGTTTTCCCCCATTTGTAAGGGTGTAACTTTTAGTAACTCCCTTTAAAGTACTAATAGCTCGTGAGTTGTTTTTTAAGCCCAAAGCGCTAGTTATATCTTTAGCAACCGCCCACCATTCGCCGTTGTGTTCTACAAAACGGATACTATGTCCGTTCCATTGTTCTAGTTTTTCCATGTAATTCCTCCTTTATTGTAATTTTGAACATTAGGGATTTTTTACCGTTTTTTCTACAAATCCTCAATAAGCCAATTCATAACACTTTCATAGATACGCTTAGGGGCGTCATAGTTGCCTTTTTCGATTTTAGCAAGGGTAGGAGGTGTAACACGCAACGTTTTAGCCGTTTCAACCTTTCCTAGTCTTTGAATTGCTCGCTTTACTCTTACTTTAGTGGCTGTTTCCTTTGTAATAAGCATTGTTTTTCCTTTCTTGTTTTATTGTTGTTGTAGCGGACGCCTAACCGTCAAACCAGACTACAGGTATATTGCAAAAAGTTGCAACATTTTTTTACAAAAACAATTATATTGCAATATATTTGCAATGTCAAGTGTAAAATGCAAAAAGTTGCAATATTTTTGGGAGCGTGTTAAAATTTTACCTAGAAAATCACATTCTAAAGCAAAGGTACATTTTTATGAACTATACAAATAATTTAAAAGACTTACGCAAAAAGGCAGGGTATACTCAAGAGGAGCTCGCTAAGAAAATAGGTATTTCCAAAAGAACATTAGCGTACTGGGAAAAGGGAGAGAACAGCATAAAAGCAGACAAAGCCGAGCAATTAGCAAAGCTTTTCGGTGTATCTATTGGCGTCCTCCTTGGCTACAGAAACGAAAATGATAGCCTTGGTTTTAGACTATGGTCTTTGAGAAATCAAAAAGGGATAAAATTAGAAAAAGCAGCAAGTGACCTTAAACTTTCTGTAGATGAATTGAAACTAATAGAACAAACGGATAATGCCGAATTGGGGGACGCATTAGCAAAAGATTTTGCTAAATACTATAATGTTTCCGTTAGCTACCTTATGGGCTATTCTGATAAGAAAGAACCATATTATAGTGATGAAATACTTTTAGATAATGGTAGCGGTGGCGTTTCTTCTCTTAGTTTTGAACGCCATAACGACTTACAAAAAGAATACAGTAAGCAAATTAGAAAAGATTTTATTAATTTCTTGCGCTCATATGATTTTGTTATTAGTGATAATGAGATAAAGGCGCTCTTAGAACAGATTTCAAATTTAAATATTAGTACGTTAGCCCATACTGACCATGAAAGAGTGATTCAACAAACTAACCCTAAAAAATATCTTATAGAAAACGGATATAAAGAATTAGGTGACTTGTTCCAATCTAATAAAGGGATTGACAACTTTTATAAAGAAAAAGGTTACGACCCAGAAAGCACTTTATAAAACCACCCCAAACAATAACGATTAGTTTTTGTAAATTGCTTAATGCTTTTGCTCATTTTTGAGCTGTTTCTACACTATGATTTTCTATGATTTCTAACCTGTCCTAGATATTACATAGGTCAGCAATCTACTACTTTTTACTACATTCTTAAGCTTATATGCTCACATTTGCAACTATTCCAAATCTCTCAACATTGAACGATTTACATTTGCTACCATGCTATTTTGAATGGTTCTAAAACCGTGCCTAAATGTTGGTACATACCAACATTCATTTGCTACCATGCTATTTTGTCCAACATTTTCCAACAAAAAAACTGGTTAAGACCTCAAAAAACCTCAAACTCTAAAACCTTTATAGCCTGCCTGCTGTAGTTAAAGAGGAGAGGTTACAAATGGCAAATATTAAGAAAATCACAAATAAAAACGGTACTACGGTGTACCGTGAACAAATCTATCTAGGTACTGATTGCATGACTGGGAAACAAGTTTATACAACTATTTCAGCACCTACTAAAAAAGAACTCAAACAAAAGCGTGAGTTCAAAATAAACGAATTTAAAGATAATGGATACACTCGCACTAAGAGTGTAACGGTTAAAAATTACCGTGAATTAAGTCAACTATGGTTAGAAAACCACAAGTTAGAAGTAAAGCCACAAAGTTATATGCAAACAGTAAGTGAGTTAAATAACTATATACTCCCCGTGTTCGGTGATATGAAAGTAGAAAAGATTACTTTGCCAATGGTTCAAAACTTTGTCAACAAATTGGCTAGTAGTGAAAGTCTTGGTCGTGGTTCTTTTAGGGTTGTTCTATCTATAAACAAGCGTATTTTAAAATACGCTGTTAACTTACAATTGATTAGTGTAAACCCTGCCGATAATGTTATCGTCCCAAAGGTTAAGAAAAAAGAAAGTAAAAAGCAAGCAAAACACTTTGAGGATAACCAATTAAAACAATTTAAGGACTACTTAGAAAGCCTCCCTAACACGTTCAAAAATTGCTATCACAAAACATTATACCTGACCTTGCTTGCTACTGGGCTACGTATTGGGGAAGCGGTAGCACTTGAATGGTCTGATATTGACTTAGACAATGGCTGTATTAGTGTTAGTAAAACACTTGTCTTTAGTCGCATGGAAACAAATACCCCTAAGTCTAAGTCTGGGAATAGAATAATTTCAATTGATAAGAATACAACTTTAATGTTGCGCTTATATAAAGCACGTCAACACCAATGTTTTATCGAACATGGCTACGGTGCTAAAATGGCAGAACATGTATTTTCAAATGGTTTTAATGCTTACCCTAGCCGTACGAACTTGCAACATGTCTTAAATCAGCACCTAGAAAAAGCGGGGCTACCTCGCTTTACTTTCCACGCTTTCAGACATACACACGCTAGTTTATTGCTAAACGCTGGTATCAGCTATAAAGAATTACAACACCGCTTAGGACATGCAACTTTAGCCATGACCATGGACACTTATAGCCACTTATCAAAAGAGAAAGAAAAAGAGGCGGTAAGTTTCTTTGAAAAAGCTATGGCGAATTTGTAG